AGCTCAAGTAATCCACCACCACCACCACCGCTAGATCCACCAGAGCCACCGAACAGGCTACCTAGAACACCGCTTACCCTGTCTCCAAAAGTAGGTTGGTAATCGTTTTCTTTTGCACCTGCAAGAAAATCAAGTATGTCGGTATTAGATCTGTCGTCTTCACCGAAGCCAAATAAACTTAACAACAAATCGTCTTCGGAAGGCGTGGAGTCACTTGCGCCTGTAATAAAATCAAATATGTCGGTATTAGATCTATCATCTTGACCGAAGTCAAAAATATCTAAGAACATATCGTCAGACCCATAATAATTTGGTTTTGGGTTTTGCACAGAGGTTACTTCTGACCCATCGCCCAGACTAAAATAGTTCCCCAAATCCGACATCATTTACCTCCGACTATACGTAGCAGCTCGTCAAGATTACCATAAGAACTTCTGACTGCACCACCATTTGCCATGCCGCTAAGGCCAGCTAAATATGTGGCTATATCATCTGTCCCACGTTCGTACCCATCAATCTGAGCTATATCCGCAGTGCGTTCTCGAATTATACGAGGTGCTGAACGTCTTATTGGTGGTGTTTGTGCAAATATAGGCAAATCTACATCTGGTAGGTCTACATCTAGTAGGTCTACATCCGGTAAATCTACATCTGGCAGGTCAATATCGGGTAAATCTATATCCGGCAGGTCAATATCCGGCAAATCTATATCCGGCAGGTCAATATCGGGTAAATCTATGGCTTCTACTAAATCTTTTATTGGTTCTATGATTACGTCGTCTATGGTAGACCCTACTGCTCGCACTGCGTCTTCTACGGCGGGTGCAGCGTCGATTATGGGATCGACTATAGGCTTGATAACGTCCTCTATTGCTGAACCTGTAGCTCGCACTGCGTCTTCTATAAGCGGTGCTTTGTCTACTACTGCACCTGCTACATCTTCGATTACGTCAACTACAGGCTCTGCTACATCTCCCAGCACCTCAACCGTGCCTTCTACAAAGCCCCTAACAGGTTGTAGGATCGCGTCGTCGAACATGCTGCCCGAGGCTTTAATTGCATCGCCTATCATTTTGATAAACTCGGGTGTTTTTACGTTACTAGGCGCTAATGCACCACCTTCCATGATGTACTCACCGAAGCCCCTAGCTATAGCGTCGCCAAAATCGGTGCCTTTTGTTAACTCAAGCTGAGTCTTAACAAGCCCTGCAACAGCATCGTCTTGGTTTATGTTGTACCCGTCTAAAAACTTCTCATTCAACCCAACTTTGTTCATTGCTGTTTTGGTGAATTTAGGGCCGAACGTAGCAACCGCAGCACCTGCTAGGTTTCCATCTATCGCAGCATCTACAAATTTAGCTCCTTGCACTACCTTGCCGAACGTATCGGCAGTCTTTGCAGCGGCGTTTGCGGCTTCTATTAGTGCAGGGTCTGGTGCCGCAGCACCCAAAGTAAATGCGCCTTGTCTTGCTTTATCTGCTAGCCCCGCTGCATTTGCATTAAGTCCTTTAGCGAACCCCCCTACACCACCAAGAGCAAAAGATTTTAGAATGTCGTTAGTGTCGCCACCTGTAGCTGCGGTAATACCCGCTGATGTTGTGCCGTAGGCCAATGCAGAGCCAGCAGCAGATGTACCACCACCAAATGCAGCCGTACCAGCCAGTGCTCCACCGCCGAAAACAGATAAACCTACGATAGCAGCAACTTTTAGCGCGTCTTTAACAGAGCTGTCTTTGACTTCCTTGGTGCGTATTTCGCCGAAAGTCATAGGGTCATAAAGATAGGTAGACCCGTCTTTTGTCTGACGTACTGGCTGCACACCGTACTTGGCGTACATAGACTGAACCATAGGGTCGCGTTTGTACGCTTCTAACAATGCGTCTTGGTAGTCTAAACCTTCAGTGGCTTGTAGGTAGGGTATAGTCTCTGCCAGCACAGGCTTGATAAGCGACTGAAACTCAGAAATCTGTTCTTGTGAAGCGTTTGTGTGTTCTTCGTAGTTACCACCAAAGTTCTTAATATCTGGTGCAGAACCAATAGGCGTAACGTCAAACCCATAGTAGTTACTTAGTGCTGCCGCAGTATCTGCACCGCCCGTATTAGCTATAGAGCCATAGGCAGATCGAATTACATCCTTGTCTGCACCAACGCCGCTCTTTAACCCCTTCAAATACTCGGGAGCACCTACCTCAGATATGTATTCGTCAGGGGTGAATGCGAACACATCACCACGCTTGCCCGACAAATACTGATCTCCTCGGGCTTTGCCATCCGTTGTATCTCTAGCTGTTATTGCTTTTTTATCTGTTTCTAGCGGCTCTAATACGCTACCCCTGAACGCCATGTCGTAGAAATCATCTACTTCATCTACATCGTCTATAATGTCATACACATTCCTGCCAGCGGCACCTAGTAGCGTGTCTTTGTACGACTGAATGGCACTCTTAGGCGTTGTTGGCCCTCTTAGCTGTTCAGCTACCCCCGGTGCGTATGTTGATACCTCACGTAGCTGTTCTGGAGTCATGTTCTTAGTCATGGCCCGCATGTTTTTTAGGGCGTCGGCAGCTATTACTGGGTCTGCCGTAGAGGGAGTAGAAATAGGTGTTACTGGCTCGGGTGCTGCGGCTGTAGATTCAGGTGGTGGTGTTACTGGCGTAGGGGTTTGTGGTGTAATTGATTGTGATGAGGAAGAGACTCCGGCAGCACGATCTTGGAGCGCGAACAAATCGTCTACCATCTTCTGATAAACTGGGTCAGATTGTGCGGAGTTTTCACTGTTACCGTGCTTTTCTTTCACATACTCGTTCAAAGCACTATTGGCAGATTGTACTTCAGAATATAGAGGGCTGTTTTCTATTGCCTCTTGCCTTTCTCTTGCAGACTTAGAGGCCGCAAACCCTGTTCCGCCAAAACCCCCCGTCATGGTCTGAGGTTTTTTCTCATTAACAGGTACTACTGGTACGGGTGACGCAGAGGGCGTAATAGGCGTTATAGGTGTATTCCCAAAAGCCCCCACAACAGGCATAACAGGCGCAGGCTTAGGATTCATTACAGGGGTAGGTCTAGGCGTTACAACAGACGCAGGTGGGGTATAGCTTGGTGTACCAGCAACTCTCAATAGTTCTTGTATTTGTTCGGAAGTAACCATTACGTAACCTCCAACAAGCTAGCTACAACGTGTAATCTGTCGGCTGTAGCAGCGGTGACTTTCAGTATCTCCGACTCTTCTACCACTATAGGCGAAGTAAGCAGTTCTACTGTGGCGTTAGCACTAATAGCCTTGACCTTAAACAGACTAAACACCGCAGCAGAAGCATCAGTGAGTGTCACCGTTATAGTATCAGCGTTACCAGAATCTTCTGACACAAGTATAGACTTAACAATCGCAGTTTTTGCCGTTGGGCATGTGTACAGCGTAGTTGCGTTAGTGGTAGTCAGATCTACCTTTGCGTTTTTGTATTGATTAGCCAAGGAACCACACCTGCGCTTGAGATTCAGTAGAAACGGCTGCTTCTTTTACACCCTCGTCTAGCTGGTTAAAATATATACGCAACACGTTGTTAAACTGCTCAAATGACGCCTGCGTGTATTCTTTTGGGGGGTTAGGCAATCGCGGCGCTATGGAATTGTAAGTAGTCATTAGCGCCTCCCGTCAGGGCGTATATCAAGCCTTGGTGCCCCAAGCTGCCATTGGACACCTAAATCTGCTGACTGCACCTTTATAGATAGCTGCCTGCCTCGTACTCGCGTGTTTATTTGCGTAGTGTATTTTTCAACAGGTACTGTTGCAGACCTTACGACAGAGCCACTACTGCTTCCACCTTCTGATGCAGGGCTGCTATACCCCGAACCTGAAGACTGTAGCGGCAGAAGCTCTAGCGTAGCTGTAGGACTGTCCGCAGTAGATCCAGCGAACGTCAAGTCGGGTAGCACTCGGCGTATAAATGAGAACCTTTCACCGTCATCTATATCAAACTCACCAGAGGTTATAAACGCAGTAATAGCTGCTCTTGTGCCGCTCTCGTTGTCATCTACACCGTCTTCGTGTGTGACTAAGTTGTTGCTGTATGTAGCTGCAACGGGGAACTCTCTAATACCTGTGTCAAGCCACGCAGAGCGAGCTAGACTGCCGAAATACCAAATACCTTGTGCATGGTTGTATACAACATATTTATCTACAGTAGTTGAACTAGCTGACGGATAAAACCACCAAACTTCATCGAACCCCTCGTTTGTACCTGCAAACACCTGCTCTATCTGCTCGTTATTTATGTCACTAAATACATGGCGTTTTAGGTCGCAGGGTAGATTTTTAACGGTACCGTCGTACACATAGAAGGAGTCAAGCCCCATCCAGTATGTAACTCCATCCGAAAAAGCAGCGGCGTTTTGAGAAGCTATAGATACGTTGTCTGCAAGTAGTTGAGATCCCCACACAATCGTACCGCCTAAATACTGTAGTGCGTATAGTGCGGAGTTTGTCCATACCAATATCTCTTGACGAGACTGCAACGCGCCTATTATTTCAGAGCCTTTGGACAGACGTAGATCACCTGCTTGGTTAGTGGCACTAGGAGTCCAATTAGCAACGTCTTCTTGGTCTGACCATCGAATAAGCATGGGATCTTGTACCGCAGAACCTAACGTATTAGCTCCAAAACAAAACACAAAACGACTTACATCAGATACAAGTATGAAATTTTGTTTTGTAGGTGTGTTAGATGCGCCCCCTAGTGTTGATATAGCTACTGCGCGTGTCTCAAGACCCACAGAAGCGTCCCAGTAGTACACATTGCCGCCACGATTACCAAACACTAAATCTTCACCAAAGTTAGCCTGACTCCATAAACGTAGTGAGTCAGTAGATGTTACACCGACACCCCATGTACCTTTGTTCCACCCACCAGCGCCCCAACCAACTAAGGGCACAACAAACTCTGGGCCAACATTTATCTGGTATTTTGCCGTTACGGAACCGCCGCCAGTAGCAGATGATGAAGCTGCACTGCTTGATTCTATGGTGTATGTGTTGCCGGTAGAGTACGTTATTTGGAACTCTCCGTTTAAGGTCAACCCGCCCACAGCAGATGCCCCACTAAACGTAACAAAATCACCGTTTATGTACCCACCAGCAGCGTCTGTAACAGTAACAGTGGTGGAGCCAGAAACAGTCGTAAAAGGATTAGTGAGGGATACACCAGACGGTGTACGTTCAGGCGTTACATCAAAGTATTCTCCACCCTGCTCTATGTAGAACTTTAGGTTAGTGCCGACACCAAGCAGATTTTGGCCTTCTAGCGTAACCCAGTTAAATAAAGAACGTGCGACACCAAAAAACGTACTGCCAGATATTTGCTGCCACCCACCTATTTTTTCAGGGTACCCAGCACGGAAACGTACTTTATCGCAGTCTGCCCAACCTTCTTCATTTACGTAACGTGTAGCTTCTTTGTTCACACCGGGGCGTAGAGTTAATTTGCGTAGTGGCATTACTTATACTCACCTGTACGAATCATTTCAGTAACCCTTATAGCACGATTTCCTACCTGAGACGCCCATCTACTGTCCATAAATTCATCCGCAGCAATATCAAACTGCTCACGCGACATTGCCTCAAGAGCATTTACAAAACCGCGCAATCTGGTCAAACCAAGGTTAAAGCAGATATCTACCATCGCGTCTTGTCGCGCTTCGTTCATGGCGTTAAACCAAAAGTAAGTGTCCGATAGCTCGTCTTTCACTCGCGCTATGTCATTCGCCAGCAAGTATTCGATCTCATCGTCAGACAACCCAAGGCCAGACTCTGAAATGTTTCTGCCCACGCCTATTGTCTCAAAGCCCTGTGTGCATTTGTAACAGTGCGATTTAACACCTTCATGCAGCTTCAACATGTCGATTAGCTTAGTCATTTATTTTCCAACACCTTTAACGCGCTCAAATGATCTAGCGCCGCCCAACCCCAACATACCAAGAAGAAGCGGCATCATCACGCCAGCATCGGCTTGAGGAATGATTAAGCCAAACCCTGCTGCAATAGGCGAAATCAAAAAGTTAACCATAAGACCTAACACACAAGTATAACCGGCTAAAGGTCGCCACGACGATTGGAACCAATTGCCCTTTGCGTCGAGCTTCAAAACTTCTATTTGCTCAAGGGCAATCTGCTGCGCGTGACGTTCCGACATGGTGGAAATTTCGTGGGCCAAGGCATTCTTCTGATCCTTGTCCTCAATGAACTTGTCCAATAGCCCCGTAACCGGCCCTACTAATGATGCAACAATGCTCATAATCTGTCCCTTATTCGCTATTCTTCTGGGTAGTTACGCCCAAACCTTAACTTTCTTGCCGCCCCAATACTCCACGGCATGACCTTCGTCGATGAGAATCTGGCACATACTGACACCTTCGGATGTCTTTGGAATGCCGAGGATGCGTCCATACTTGCCTTTGCCGAGGGATTCTAGCTGCATTTCAGCAGAACAAAGCTCTACAAGCCGCGCTTTAGCTGCCAGCCCTAAGACCTTCTCAGCTTTGTTTCTGGTGCGGGACTCAGGTGCGTCAATGCCTGCAAGCCGAACGCGCTGCTTCTTGAGCCACACGTCAAACCCCAGATCAATATCTACGTCTATGGTATCGCCATCAACAACACGAACTAATACAGCTTTGTAGTGATACATCTTATTTCCTGTTCGACCACGCTTGAGCGCCAAAGAACGCTGCCAGTATACCCGCAACAGACACAAAATAGACTGCTGCCATATCACCTAAGATCTTTGCCGCTTGAGACAGCCCGAAAAGCTCCGATGCGACCACCAGCGACGGGTAAAGAAGCATTCCCCACAACGCAAACCAACTCATGGCACGCTGTGCATCCGCACGTTCATGGTGAAGTCGTAGCTCTAACAACTCTTTGCTAGTTTCTATTTCTTCATCAGAAACCACGCCGTCGCCATCGGCATCGTATTCAGCGTACTCACTACCTTCTTGTAATTTTTTAGCTGCCATATCAGTCCCATGTTTTCGTGTTTGCTGCAACTCGCTTAGGTATGCAATACGCCGTTATGTTCTCTTGCATCTGATAGCGGTTGTTGATTTTAGTTTTGCCTGTGCTGACATAATAGGCAAACGTGTTACACCGCGTGATATCGCGGAAGTAAAACTGATCATCTATAGGCTCCCCGTTCACAACCACGACAAGCAAAAAGGCCATCATCGTGTTAACCAACCAAGCAGTAGCCCCAGCGTCATGGGTAGAAGGATCAGCAAGACCCCAAAGATAGCGGCGTATTCTTTAACTTCTTTCCAAAACTTCTTCTTTCTAGCCGCTGCTCTAGCCAATTCAAGCTGCTTCTGTTTGCGGGCCTCTGCCATAGCCTGCATCGCTTCTTGGTATAGCTGTCCGTTACCGCTAACGGTAAACAGATCCTTGATTTCTCGCATGGTTTCTTGGATCTGCTTCTTGGCTAGTGCCGCTTTTACTGCATCAGCCTCTGATAGCTTGCCTTCATTTTGGGCGCGTTGAAGCTCTACCTCT